GACAAGATCGCACAAGTTGTGATGATACCAGTTGTAAACTTTAGGGCTGTGCAAAGCAAATCGGGTGATTTGTACCGTAGTCCGATTACTATTAGCGATAGAGGCGATGGAGCCTTGGGTAGCACCGATCAATGAAAAATCATACAGCACTGAAAGTCTTATCAGAGTCTGTACAGTGGGACAACTTTTTCAATCTTGTTAATCATGTCGGTTCCACGCTTAACAGCAGGAAAGACAGGTTCGACAAAGCAGACATCTTTGAGGCGGCCTTGGAGGTTATGTCTGGTGGAACAATCGCTCACGTAGATGAACTTGGTTGCGATCATGTGATATTTGATACTGTCGATCCTGAACTTGAAATGAAAACAGCAAGACACTGCCTTATTACTCCGAAGGGAAATATTAAGAAAACATGCACTGTTAAGTTGATGAATAGTCTAGGCGATTGCGAAAGTAGAACTATTGATGATGTTATAAAGTTTGACAATCTTTTGATTGTTGACACGGGTAACCAACATTCCTATTCAGTCGCAATGATCTCAAAAAAAGAAATAAGAGAGGAGTGGCTTGATTTCAAAAAAGACGGTGTTATATTTTCAGCACCAACTGAAGAACTGCGCTTCATAAAAAAACCAGAACAACTTACGCCAGCACAGACTAATAATCCGTTTTCTTACAAAGAAGACAAAAAACAAATGCAGCGCGTATTCATTAACCAATTTGTATAGGATAAAAAAATGAATAAAGAAACACAAGTAGTTATGTTTAGTTCCAAAACAGGGAACTGGGCAACGCCACAGGAATTTTTCAACAAACTTGATTGGCGCTTTGGCCCATTTGATCTTGACCCTTGTGCAAGTCCAACCAACACCAAGTGTCAAAACTTTTTTACCGAGGCTGAAGACGGCCTCAGTAAGAACTGGGAGGGATTTACATCTTTTGTAAATCCTCCGTATGGTCGAGGAATTGACAAGTGGATTGAGAAGGCTTACAAAGAGTCACAAAAGTCAGATACCAAAGTTGTAATGTTAATTCCAGCGAGAACTGATACAAAATACTGGCATGATTATGTCATGAAGGCCTCTGAGATTTATTTTGTTAAGGGCCGACTTAAATTTGGCGACAGTGTTAATCCGGCACCTTTCCCTTCTGCAGTTGTAGTTTTTGATGGCCGCGGCGATCTTTGGAGAGTCGAAGGGCTTAATCGATGAATCGCAAGCAACGCAGAGCCATGAAGAGGCAAGTTGGCGCCGAAGCCCAAGAAAAGATGGCTAATCAGGTAGCCCAATTTGGCAAATTACCACAGGCCTGCGACGCTTGTTCAAAAGAATTTGACAAAAAAAACAAAGAAATGGTACAATCATGGAGCGTTGTTGTCAAACAAGAGATAGTTAGATTGTTCTGCCCAGATTGCATTGAATTAACACAGGAGGTATTAGATGTCCGTCACCAGAATTTCGACACCGGCATTGAATAAATTATTGAAAGGTGAAGTCAAAGAAGATTCAGTATGCATGGTAAAGTTTTATTCCAACAACTGTCACCTTTGTCATAACCTAAAGGAATATTATGAAGACCTGTCAGATATTGAAGACTACAAAGACATGCATTTTTTCGCCTTCAATATTGATGATTATCCGCAAATGGAAAAGAAGTTAAACTTCAACGGTGTGCCCACGATCTCTTTAATTAAAACATATGCAGATGATAGACTTCCATCCGTTAAAGTCTTATCTGATCCAAGCAGGCCAAACGAACAAACTTGGTATAGAGTTAGTGACATAAGAAATTTCATCAAGGAGGAAAGATAATGTCAGAGTTTTCACTAAAAAAACGTTTTGAGGCTATGCTATTACGCTTAAAGTCTCAACAGATAGAATTGCTAGTACAGATTACTAGTATGCTCGAAGATCCAGAGGTTAGTTTAGACGATATTCAAGAGTTGGTAGAAGACTACACCCAAACTGAGGGAGCATTTATAACATTTAAGCAAGTAGTTGGCGAGTTTATCCAATCAAGAGAACCCCAGCCAGAACCTGAGCCTTTGCCGCCCCCTGCTCCCGTTGAGCCACCACCAGAGCCCGGTTCATCAAAGAAGGTGACTCCTGAGAATTCTCCGACAATGAAACGCACACAATCTGTTAAAAAGCCTCGCGTTCGCAAGAAGAAGCAAGAAGACAGCCCAGAAGGTGCCAAATGAGTTCGGCACTCTCTTATGATGATGTATTGCTCGTGCCTAAATATTCAGATATTAGGAGCAGAACAGAAGTATCGGTCAGCACCGATTTAGGGAACGGCCTATCTTTAAGTTTGCCAGTAATCGCATCTCCCATGGATACAATCTCTGAGGCCGCGATGGCTGTAGCGATTGGCAATTTAGGCGGTGCGGCCATTATTCACAGGTACAATGGCATTGACATGCAATCTAGAATGGTGCAGATGGCTCTTGATGTGGCTAAGAACAAATATGGTCAGGATATTAATATCGGCGCCGCAGTGGGAATCTCTGGTGATTGTGTAGAAAGGGCGATCTCTCTACTTGATTCGGGAGCAACTTTTTTGTGTGTTGACGTTGCACATGGACATCATGTGTTGATGAAAGAGGCGCTTGAAAAACTACGAAAGCGTGTGGGTGATGGAGTCCATATTATGGCGGGTAACGTCGCTACCTTGTCTGGAATTAACGACGTATCTGACTGGGGGGCAGATAGTGTTAGATGTAATATAGGCGGCGGATCAATTTGTTCTACAAGAGTTCAAACTGGCCATGGCGTTCCCGGCTTACAAACAATACTTGATTGCGCTGAAACCGATCGCAAAGTAACAATCATTGCCGATGGTGGTATTAAAAATTCAGGCGACATGGTTAAAGCATTCGCCGCAGGTGCCGACGCTGTTATGTGTGGCTCACTCCTAGCCGGTACTGACGAAACACCCGGAAAGGTTTTGGAAGAATCTAATGGAACAAGATGGAAAACATACCGTGGAATGGCCTCTAAGGAAGCGCAAGTGAACTGGCGCGGTAACTACTCATCATATGAGGGGGTATCAGCCAGAGTGCCTTACAGGGGTTCTGTAGTTAAAATCCTGCAGGACATCGAAAGAGGAATCAGATCGGGCTTTTCGTATAGTGGCGCTAGAAGTTTGTCTGAGTTTCATTCAGTTGCTGAATTATTAGAACAGACGCCAGCCGGGATGGGCGAGAGCAGAACACATATTTTAGGGAGAAAGTGGTGAGTGATGAAACAAAATATGGCAAAAACGACAAAAGAATTGTTTTTACCGATACCGATCATCGGCATGCCCAATTGTTAGTTAGACTAAGAACCGATGGCATGAAGCAATCTCAATTTTTCAGAAGTTTGATAACTGGCTACATCAACCAAGACGATAGAATTGTCAGTTTTTTTGACGACATTAAAGAGCAATCAATTGATAGGAAAGCAAAATCAAACAAACTGAGAAAGAAAGGCCAGCAGTCTATGACCTCTTCAGGTTTTTCCAGTGACCAAATTGAAAATATATTCGATATGATTGCCGAGGAGCACCCCGATCTATGAATTACGATGGCTTAAGACCTTGCTCAAGGAAATGTATCGAACTAGATACTGAGTGCCCCGTGCATGATTGTAGACTGTGGATTGATTATCCTCAAGAAAATAATTGCACTTTGATATCGGTCAATAAGAACGACTCGATGACACTAAGAGAGATAGGTGAAAGGATGGGAATATCATTCGCCAGAGTTAAACAAATTGAACAAAAAGCGCTTAGTAAAATTAGGCGTTTTAACATAGAATGGTAATTTTATACGTTTTTGTGAAAATAAAGACTATTTATTACTGACTAATTTTGATGCCAAATTTATTAAGTTTATAAATTTAAAGGAGAACTACAATGGCTCGTAAAACACTTTTAACCGAATCGGAAATTCGCAACTTTTTAAAGTTGGCTAATCTTCCACACGTCGGTGATGACAGAATTGAAGAAATGTATGGATCTACTGAAGACCTAGACGAGGGTGAAGACCTCGATGAGGCTGAAGATCTTGAAGAACGCGGTGGCGCCATGCCCAAGCCCAAGAAGAAGAAGGGCATGAGAGAAGGCGATGATGAAGACCGCGATGATGATAAAAAGAAGCCCGGCATGAAGTCGTATAGCATGGAAGAGTCCGATCACGGTGACACCGTGGAAGAAATGGATGATGAAGACCGCGATATGCCCGACGCTGACGCCCCGATGGGCGACATGGGCGACATGGAAGACTTGGGCGATGACGCCGGCGCCGAAATGGACATGGACATGGGAGCCGCAGATGCTGGTGGTGCTAAGATGGTCTCCATCGATGATTTCATGGGCGCCCTTGAAGCAGCACTTGAAAATGTCCTTGATGATGAAGTTGAAGTTGATATGGACGACGACGGTGATATGGAAGACTTGGGAGATGCCGGAATGGGCATGGATGACGACCCACCCGGAATGGGCGACGAAGACCCCGCAGGTATGGGCGACCGCTCCATGATGGAAGAGGAAGACATTGTTAACGAAGTCGCTCGTCGTGTTGCAGCGCGCTTGCAAGCAAAAAACGACAAGGCTGCTATGGTCGATCAACTCGCAGAAAGAATTTTGAATAGATTAACATCAAAATAGTTGACAATTTACTGTCGAGTCATTATAATAACCACTGGCATTGCTGGTGGTTATTTTTTTGGAGATTAAATGGATCCTTTATGGTTATACGTGCTAGTTTTTGTATTTGGGTACGTAACATGTCAAACATTTTACTTCATTAAGTCAACAAGAGTTTCATTAAAACTAATGAAATCAAGTCGAGTCATCTACTTATTGATGATGGCGAAGGCAATGGAGAATTATAAGATTGCTGAGGGGGTTATGTTGACTTATTTAAATGAATCTGAACAAAATCAAGATGTGATCAATAACTTTACAAACAGTATAGAAACAGAAAGACAATCATTTAAAAAGAAAAGCATCGACTCACTAATATCAAACACACCTTCTACTTTTAAAGACATCGTAGGGTTTCATGATTGGAACTCTGCTATGGAATACCTTCTACTCCATCAAGATGAAGCATTTAAATTCTGGAGAATAGAAGAATGATTAATAAAATTTTAGATATAATTGGAGGCAAATCAAAACCCTCTGAATCAGAACAGCGAGCCCTCGAAGAAGAATTAGAGAAGTTGTTAACCCCTCAGCAACCAGATTTAAGAATCATGGGTCTCTTCTCCGATGTATCAGATGATAAAATAGCAGAACTAGTTCATGCCATGATTTACATGGATGAAATGAATGCGATGAGAAAACAAAACCAGCCAATTGAATTTTATATATCAACTTATGGCGGATCCGCAGATGATATGTTTGCAATGTACGATGTTATGAGAGTTATCAGGGAAAGGACGGAAATCCACACCATCGGCCTTGGTAAGGTGATGTCCGCAGGAGTTCTTTTATTGGCTTCAGGTACCAAAGGTAAGCGCTGCATTGGCAAAAACTGTAGAGTTATGGTGCATTCAGTGATTGGTGGCAGTTCTGGTCCGCTTCATAACCTTATGAATGAAATGGAAGCCATAGAACAAATACAAAAAATGTATAGTGATGCACTGGTGGCCGAAACTAACATGACCAAGAAGGATATGAAAAAACTCTTAGAACGCAAAGTTAACGTTTACCTAACTGCTGAAGAAGCAGTCGAATTAGGAATTGCAGACATAATTATTTAAGGAGCAAAAAGTGTCAAAATATGTAGAGGACATGTTCATCGATATCGCAGAACAGAAAAAACCACACAACACCAACAGCCAATTTTATGAAATATTCGAGCAGATAACCAAACTTATAGATATAGGTATCATTGAGCAAGAAGATAATGACATAAAGGCGCCCCAAACCGCCGAAGAAATCAGAGATCTCTTGCCGACACTCAAAATTACAGAAGACTGGGGTAAAATTGGTACCCGTGACCGCGGCGTCATCGAGCAGTTTACCGCTAGTCTAGGCGGTGAAGACACATCAGTGGCGCAAAAAATACAACTTATGAACCAAGTAATTGAAGGTAATAGCCCTGACGTTAACGACATATCTGATGTACTCACAGTTATGATGGCGATTGAAGTTCTTAGTTCTATTTTAGAAGAGTTTACAGAATCTGCTGGCGGCTTTATTTTTGAAGGCTTCCTTGCTGGATTATTTGGTGGTAAGTCAGTACAGATTACTGAGCCATCTGACATTACTGCTGCGACAGGAGAGACTGTGTCTGCAGCCGGTAAACCGATCACCGACGTTGTGCTTTCTGGCAAGCACTATTCTTTGAAACTTCTGGGACAAACAACACCTGTCATGGGATCGTTTAAAAATATGGTGGATCACTTTGTAGAAATTCCGTCAATCACTTATCTTGATGCACGGCGCAATGGCACCAACCTTGAGTTTTCAGAATTTGATATTACACTGCCTACGTTCTTGCAGACGTTTTATTATCCACTCGTTAGGTATCAGAAGAAAACTACTGTGGTCGATACCCCACGTAAGTTGCAAAATTCCCTAAGCAAACTTGGAGACAAGGTATTTCAAGTTAAATTATCTAAAAGGCTGAGCCGACTTACAGTGATTAAACCAGATCAATTTGAAGAATTGTTGGCACTACCAAATCTTGCTGAGTACGGCCCGTTCGAGGTACAATACTCAGATGAGAAAT